TGGTCAATGGTACCAGGACGTGATGAAAAGTGGAAAGAGATTACTATTCGTAACACATCACCAGATCAGTTCCGGCAGGAATTTGAATGCGAATTTATCGGATCCACAAATACACTTATTCATCCATTGAAACTGAGATCACTTGTCTGGCACAATCCAATTCGTAAAGATATGGGCGACAGCTTTCATATATTCAAAGATCCAGAGTCAAACCACACATATGTTATGACAGTAGATGTAGCTGAAGGGCTAGGGCTAGACTACTCTACATTTTCAGTTATAGATGTTACGTCGTTTCCATACAGACAAGTAGCCAAGTATCGTAACAACAAGATACAGCCACTTATATTTCCTACATTAATTCTACAAGCAGCCAGATTATATAATGATGCATTTGTTCTTATTGAAATTAATTCTATTGGTCTTCAAGTTGCTGATATCCTACATTTTGAACTGGCTTATGAAAATCTTGTTAAAATTGAACTAAAGGGTAAACAAGGGCAACAACATACTCCTGGTTTTAAAAAGAAGATTGCTTATGGTCTCAAGACATCAAAGCAAACTAAAGCTATTGGATGCGCTAACCTCAAGACATTGGTCGAATCTGATAAACTGATACTGATTGATTATGACACGATTCAAGAACTAATGACATTCTCAGCAGATAAACAATCATTTAAGGCTGAAGAAGGCAATAATGATGACTTGGCTATGACCCTTGTTCATTTCGGTTGGTTAACATCTCAAAGATACTTCAAAGAAAACATCAATAATGACATTCGAAGCGCTCTCCAACAAGAACAATTAAATATAATGGATCAAGATATTGTACCATTTGGTATAGTGGACAATGGTGTAGATGATCCATTTGAGAAAGAAAATGAATTAAGAGACATTAAAGAAGCTTGGGTGAACAGTCGTCAAAAAACAAGCGTTTTTGACAATTTGGAATGGGACACCTTAACAAATACGCATCGTTTGTAAAAAACACTAAAATTCTAAATACTATACTAGAAAAATAATAACCTTGAAAAAAGGAGTATAGAAGATGCCATTTTTCCTAAGCCCTGGCGTTAATGTAACTGAAATCGACTTGACAACAATTGTTCCTGCTGTTGGTACAACAGAAGGTGCTTTTGCTGGTCCATTCGTATGGGGCCCTATGAATTCAGTACAGTCTATTGGTAATGAAAATGAACTTGCAACTTTGTTTGGTAAGCCAGATGCCAATACATTTAGATCATTCTTCACATGCGCTAATTTCCTTTCTTATGCTAGAAATCTTCGTGTTGTTCGTGCTGCATCAAATACCGTTGCTAAAAACGCAGTTGCAAATGGTTCAACAGGCTTATTAATTCAAAACAGAAACGATTATGAAATAAATTATCATGACTTATCGGCAGCAGGATCATATGGTATGTTTGCTGCACGTTATCCTGGTGAATTGGGTAACTCACTTAAAGTTTCTCTTTGGGCATCTCCTAATTCAGCAGCATATCCTTCATGGGAATATAACGAAGAATTTAATAGTGTTCCAAGCACATCTGCATATGTTTCAAATGTAAACGGTGCAAATGATGAAATGCATATTATCGTTGTTGACGAAGATGGTAAATTCACTGGAGTTTCAAACACAATTCTAGAAAAATTCTCATACATTTCTAAAGCATCTGATGCAACAAATGATGATGGTTCTTCAAACTATTATGTTAATGTAATTAATCAAAAATCAAGATATATCTATATTATTAATCCTGCTGTAGATGCAAATGGCACTTCAAATACTTCAACATGGGGACATTCAGCTTCAAATACATCATTTGACCAAGGATTGAATCATTATACTGCATCTCTAAATAATGGTAGAGATGGATATCCAACTGATGCTGATATAATTCGTGGTTACGATGAATTCGCAAATCCTGAAGCAATTGATATTTCATTAGTTCTAACAGGAGCAGCAAATACAGTTGTTTCTGAATATGTTATCGAAAATATTGCTGACACTAGAAGAGATTGTGTTGCTTTCATTTCACCAAAATTTACTGACGTTGTTGATAACTATGGCAATGAAGTTGAAGATATAGTAGCAACAAGAAATAACTACAATTCAACATCATATGCTGTTATGGATGGTAACTGGAAGTATCAATTTGACAAATATAACAATGTGTATCGTTGGCTACCATTAAATGGTGATATTGCTGGTCTTTGTGTTCGTACAGACTTCGAACGTGATCCTTGGTTCTCACCAGCTGGATTCAATCGCGGTCATATTAAAAATGTTGTTAAGCTTGCATGGAATCCAGGTAAGGGTAACAGAGATGATTTATATGTAAATGGTATTAATCCAGTCTTATCATTCCCAGGTGAAGGTGTTGTTCTCTTTGGTGATAAGACAATGCTTGCTAAACCATCAGCTTTTGACCGTATCAACGTAAGAAGACTATTCATTGTTCTTGAAAAAGCTATTGCAAGAGCATCTAAGTATTCACTATTCGAATTCAACGATGAATTTACAAGAGCACAATTCGTTGCACTTGTTGAACCATTCTTGAGAGACGTACAAGGTCGTCGTGGTATCTATGATTTCCGTGTTGTATGCGACGAAACAAACAATACTCCAGAAAGAATTGATAGAAATGAATTCTGGGGAGATATTTACATTAAACCAGCACGCTCAATCAACTTCATTCAGTTGAATTTCATCGCTGTTCGTACTGGTGTTGCATTCGAAGAAGTAGTAGGCAAATACTAATTTATCTACTAATATATTTGTTGGATATGCCTGGGAGATCATTTTTCCCAGGCATATTTGTTATTTCCACAGTCATATAATCTAAAATATCCCATATCTTTTACAATTTCAAATTCACTTTTATCATCCGAATATTCCAAGATATTCATAGATTTTAATTTGTTTTTTTGAAACAACATTCTATTCTTGACTATTCCTGTCTTATTATCATAATAGAAATAATTTGGTTCAGTTCTCTTTATAAGCTTAAAATTACTTTTTTCGTATACTTTTCCTTCACCAAATCGTAAATCTGCATATGTCATACAAGATTTGACATTATATTTTTTACTAAAATAATTAAACATTTTTGAAAATCCACCAACAACAATATGATTTAATAATGTAGAGAATCTTGATATCTCATATTCATAATTTTTATCAAATCTGGATTTGACAAAAGACAACACAGAAATCAATTTATTATCAAAAAATAATCCTATATTAATAGTTGATGTTGTTTTTCCTGATATATGATTATCTTCATGAAATGATTCTGCTTGTTTTTTATCTATCTCTTTCAATTCACATTTTCTACCATATATCTTAGTTGATACATGATCCAATCTCTGAGATATCATTGATTTTAAAATGTTCTGTTTCTTTTTATTTTTCCATTCATGTTCAAATATCGTAAACACTTTTATTCCTTGATTATAGAAAAAAAGATATTTGTCTATATGATATTTTTTATTCTTTTTATGTGGTTCATATCTATGCCAATATTCACCACAATATTCAACACCAAATTGTTTAGATTGAACAAAACAATCTATTTCATATTTTTTAGAAAACATATAAGAATCACATTTCAGCCCCAACGAACGAATGAAATCTCTACATTCTATTTCTCCTTTTGATTTATTATATGAATGTATACGAACACTTATGTTTTGTTCTTTAAAAGCTTTCTTGAGATGTTCTATTGATATATTATGTTTTTCAGCTATTTCTTTGAGTGTAATTTGTTTGTTTTCTTGTACATAAATATCAATGTTATTCAATACTTGTAAATATTGTTTTTCCCAAACTTTAAATGAAGATAGAATATTGATATCATCATTTTCTTTTTCTAATTTTTTAATGATGTGTCTAGGTAATTTTGTCGTTTCAGAAATTTCAGATATTTTTGTTTGTGTATTGAGTGATGTTAGTATAGAATTAACAGCTTCATCATAATTTGTTTGTGTTTTGAAGTATTTTCTGCCGTGATATTCAGATAAATTTATTTCATTCTCTTGTAACCATCGATTGACAACAGGAACTGACACTGAATATTTTTTAGCGATAAAATGTTTACCTTTACCTGAATCAATTATTGTTTGTAGCTCTTTTTTTGATGGAGTTTGATATTTCTTGTTTTTGGTACCATAAGAATTGTTTGTCATTCTTTTTTTAGTTTTACAATAACCACAAACGGATAAATCTCTTGATCTTCGTTGTGTGTAATTTCTACCACAATTATCACAAACACAGTCAATCATAACATTTGATTTGCCTGGTAATAATTCTACATTTGTTGTTATTGAATTGCCAATACTAAGTGTTTTGTCAAGAACTTTTTCCCAATATTTTTTATTGGCTGAACAGATTGTAACAACAATTTCAGAATTTTTGATCATATTAAACCTTTTTGATATATCCATTAAATGCAAATTATATATACATCTTATAGAAAAGTCAATAAGAAATAAATATTACTAGTTAAATTCAAATGTTATTCCTAACAAGGGAGAAATTTAATATGGCATTTAGAGTACAAGAATTTAGAGCACAGATGAATTATGATGGCGCACGCCCTAATTTGTTCAAATGTGATCTAACTTTTCCTTCAATATTAAGCACTGGTGGAGCACAAACTCAGTTTACATTTATGGCCAGAGCAGCACAGCTACCTGGATCAACAGTAAATCAAATTCCACAATTTTATTTTGGTCGTGAACTAAAGTTTGCAGGTAATCGTTCATTTCCTGAATGGACAGTTACAATTATCAATGATGAAGATTTTAAAATTCGTGATTCTTTTGAGAAATGGCTAAGTGGTATTAATTCACATGTTGGAAATTTACGTAATCCAGCATTTATTAAAGGTGATAATGGATATCAACAAGATGGATTTATTACACAATATGGCAAATCTGGTAACGTAATCAAAAAATATAAATTCATAGGATTGTTCCCTATTGACGTTTCACCAATTGAATTGGATTGGGGCGCAAATGATAGCATTGAAGAATACGCTGTAACATTTGCATATCAATGGTGGGAATGGAATAATGGTAGAAACGGACCAACAACTGATGTTCTTGGTTCTAATGTTCCACTAAGCCCACAATTACCAGCAATTCCATAATACTATATAATATTTGGAATTACTTTTTGGGGTGGAGGTAAATCTCCACCTTTTATTTGAAAGGAACATAGTCGGTGGCATTGAACATTTTTGGCTTTGAAATAGGCCGTAAAAAAGACGACCAACAACAAAATAAATCAGCACAAGATCAAACACAAAAAACATTTGCTCTTCCGCAAAATGATGATGGTGCGGTCACTATTCAATCTGGTGCTTACTATGGTACCTATGTTGACCTTGATGGTGTTGTTAGAAACGAAATAGAACTAATAACACGTTATCGTGAAATGTCAATGCAGCCAGAACTAGAAACAGCAGTGGACGAAATTGTCAATGAAGCTATTGTTATGGAAGATAGCGGTGAATCTGTTGATATTAATTTAGATGAAGTTAAGTTGCCTGATAATGTAAAAATAAAAATTAAACAAGAGTTTGAAACAGTATTAAGACTTCTTAATTTTGGTAATATGGGTCATGATATTTTTAGACGTTGGTATATCGACGGAAGATTGTTTTATCACGTTGTAATAGACGAATTATCACCAGCAGATGGTATCAAAGAACTAAGATACATTGATCCACGCCGCATTCGTAAGATTAGAGAAATTCAAAAAACTCGTGATCCTAAAACTGGCATGGAAATTATTAAAACACAAAAGGAATATTTTCTTTATAACGAAAGAGGCGTTATTGGTGCACACTCAAACATGGGTGCCAAAATTGCTATAGATTCTGTTGTCAACGTCAATTCTGGATTGATGGATGCCAAGAGAGCTATGGTACTATCTTATCTACACAAAGCAATCAAGCCTCTCAATCAGCTTCGTATGATTGAAGATGCTACAGTTATTTACAGATT